TCTGTGGACGAAGATGATTCCGGGGGGGTTTCCGTGGCAGGGACAGTCGTCGACGGGGCAATGGTAGTACTCGTCGTCGTCGGGACCGTGGATGTTGTGGTGGGAACCCATGTTGTGGTCGTCGCCTCCGGCAGAGTGGTTGTGGTCACCACAGTAGTGGTTGTGGTGCTGGTCGTGGTGGATGTTTCGTCGGGGGTCGAGTTGATGTCCAACGTGTACGAGGTGCCATACCAGGCGTCAGGGTTTCCGCAGCAGACGCCGGTGCGAAGCCGGTAGGAGCCTGCCGGAACCGGATGTTCGATCCAAGAGTCCAGCCCGAACCAGTCGTCGTTCTGGGTGAGAAGGTTGCCTGACGAGTCGTACAGCCACAGCATCGAGTCGATGCCGTACTGTTGGGCGTATGACCGCACCTTGAAGATGGCCGGTTCGGAGAACGTGAACCACAGGTCGTTCGCCCCAGTCACCGTCACTTCTTCTGCTCGGGCAGGCTGAACCCACGCAAACAGGCAAACTAGCAGGACTGTTAGACGCGGTACATATTTCACCGCATCAGATTACAACATCACTTTTTTGCGTTGCGGTGCAACAGGCCGTCAAGCGTTTTGATCGCCCACGCCAGTTCCTGTTCCTCTTCCAAGCCTCGAGGGGTGCATCGGGTCAGAAACTTGTAGATCACTTTTGCCAATCGCACCGGAATGTTCATCGTCGACCTCGAGAAGATAGATGACCTTTTGGACCATCTTGACAGGGATGTGGAGAACCGAGTCTACACACGCTTCCGGGGTCCAAGATTGGGTGATGGAAACGTGTTTCGTTTTGCCGCCCGACCGGCGATCCAGCAGGAATCCGACGCTGAACACTTCGTACGGGTCGTCGTCGTCCATCTCGTCGAGGCGCGTCCATTGGCTGGTGCCAGCGTGTGCGTCGTGCCAGATGACGAGAACCGGTTTCACCACTTTTCTCGCTTCCTGTCGAGGCTGAATACGGGTGCCTGAATCGTAATCCCATGTTCGGGGGTGACGATGGCGAGAGCCTGCTGTGGGGGTTCATGGCCGAAGTTGGACACCCAAGCGTATTCGTCGGTGCCTTTCAGGCTGCCGTTGACGATCAGGCCGGGGGTTTGGATCAGCTGATGCCAATGCCCCATCCACAGGGTGGTGAACGGGATGCCGGTGTCGTTGGCCCGCTGGGCTTTCCGCGCTCGCATCCGCATGATCGGAGGCCAAATACCGCCGATACCGCCACCGCCGGACACCTGGTCGCCGTGGGTGAGCAGATGGTGGGTGCCGTAGATGGGGATCAGGCAGTCGGTGTTCTCCCCCACTTGGAAGGTGAACCGCTTGTCGGAGCCGAGGTGGCGTTCGATCATCTTGGCGAGAAGCCAGTCGAAGTTGGTTCTGGCCCGCAGTTTGGCTCGAGGTTTGCGGGTCATACGCCCGTGGTTGCCCATCACCGCTGCGACATGGACTTTTCCGAACTCGTCGGCGAACATGGTGAGTGCCGCGCACAGTTGCTCCGACCAATGGAGCAGGGAGCCGAGCATCGTGTCCTCGTTCGTTTGGGCGAGTTCCTCATGGATGTCGCCGGAGAAGATGTCGCCTCCCAGCATGATGACCACCCCGTCGTAGGTGACCCCGGCGAGATAGTGGCGGGCGATCTTGATCGCGTTCTGCGCCCATGCCTGTAGCCGGAGTTCGGCGATACGCCGGTTGTAGGCGTTCAGCCCGCCCACTTCCTCGGGCAACACCACCTCGTCGAAGTGGGTGTCGGACAGCAGGAGGGTCAAGGTGGCGTGTTTCTTCCGGCCCGACGGGGGCGTGACCAGCCACTTTGGGGGTTGCAGGGTGGTGCTGGTCGCCGCGTCGATCAGGTTGAGGGCGCGTTCCAGTTCCTCGAGACGTTCGATCAGTTTCAGGTTTTCGGCGTTCGCCTGGTCGCGTTGACGGCGAATCCGGTTGACCGAGGTCAGATCGTTGTTCTCGGCGTTGATGTCGTCAGCAAGACTCACAGGAGCAGTCCTTCTTGCGGTGGCGGGGGATGGCCGATTGCTTCACCTCATGGCCCCGGTTGCGGAGCGCACGGATGATCGCCGAATGCTGGATTTTTGAGTCGGCGAAGGCAGTCTCAAGGTCGGCTCGGTCTTGTGGGCTGAGGCTGGTGAGAAGCTGGCCGACCCAACAGTTCGGGCCGGATCCGCGCCCGTTTTCGCGTCGGATGTCGTCGAGCAGGCTTTTCTTGGTCATGTTCCCTCCTGGCAGGTGTTGAGGTCAGCCTATTGGATTACGCCCCCGGAGTGGTGGAGGGTGGGGTGGGCCAGACGACTTCGGTGCTGGTCGGGTCGTAGGTGTCCATGAAGTCGCGCAACTGTTGCCGGTAGGCGGCCCATGCAGGCTTGTCGGCGATGGTGTCTGGCAACTGGGTCCAGTCGCTATGAAGTAGCAGGTTGTTGCGGTAAAAGCGCACAAGTTCGACACGTTGCTCGGGTGTCCACGACGACACAAAGTCGGGGTAGAACGGCAGTTGGTCAAAGGGAATCAGCATGGTTCACGTCTTGATGATGTAGTTCAGCACGATGTACGGCTGAAGGTTGTTGTGGGCAGATGAGGCATTAGCAGCGGTGTTGTTGCTCACAGTAATGCCGGTTGTCTTAGTGTCGGTGTTTACTGTTCCCGGTAGCACACCGGTGTTGGTGGTGGTTTGGAATCCGTTGACTAGTGCTGTTTGGACAAAGAACACCCAAACATTGAACGAATGAAAGTGACCCGGATCGCTGATCGGGTGACTGTGTGCAGGAACACCGGATTCAGCCGAGGTAAGAGTGTGGGTTTTTGCACCACTCGTTTCACCGAGCGTGTCAAATTCGGTTTGTGCCGCATCTCGACCAACGGGGACACGACCCTTCAGGTTCGGCAGGTTGAACGTCGTGGAACCGTCACCAGAACCGTAGAGGGTACCGATAATGGTGAACAGGTTTGTGTAGGTGGTACGGGAGACAGCCGAACCGTCGCACAACAACCAGCCCGTCGGAGCCGAAGATTGAGCATACTGCATGATGCAACCGGCAGGAACGAGGCTTGTCAAGGCTACCGTGCCACTTTCGTTCGGCAACGTCAACGTGCGGTTGAGGGTCAGGACATCTGGGATCAGTTTGACTGTTGCAGAACCTGTTCCACCAGCACGACCAGCGAGCTGAATACCATCCTGAGTGCTGGCTTCACGAATCACCATGTTGCCGACAACGTCAAGGTTTGATGTTGGGGATGTGACGTTGATACCGACACGGTTGTTGGTTGTGTCAACCCTTAGGACGTTGGTGTCAACGGTCAGGTCGCCTGTCACGGCTAGCGAACTGAGCGTTCCAACGCTGGTCAGCGACGACGACACCACATTTGAGGCGAGCGTCGTGCCAGTCAACGATCCGGCTGCTGCTGCGCCAGGGGCTGACGGGGCGAACTTGGTGCCGTTGTAGGTGAGTACCTGATTGGCTGACGCTCCGGTCGTGTCAATCTCGATGCCGTCCACCGTCAGGACCGAGGTGGCAGTAGTGCCGGTGATGGTTGCCGACGCGGCCCCGACACCGTTGGTCACCGACACCGCGTTCGCTGACACGGTTCCGGTAGCAGTCACCCCAACGAACTGGGGACTCGAGGTCGTAGCGACAGCCTGTCCGATGGAGATCGTCGCCGTCGACCCTTCGCCGGTACCGCCAGACACGGTGACACCGGTAGACGCGGCTACGGTCGCCACATAGTCGCCGGTCGTCTTCGTGCCGAGCGCGACAGAGTCGTTGCCGATGTTGCCGGAGGGGACGGTGCCAGACAGTTGTCCTGCTGGGATGTTTGTTAGCCCAGAACCGGACCCGCTGAAATAGCCTGCGGAAGTGGTGATGTTGCCGGTCACCGAAATCGTGTTCGGAGTGTCCGCTGACGGTCCGCAGGCGACAACAATGCCACCGGTGTTGGTGTTCACTCGAGACACATGGCCGACAATTTGAATCACGTCGGACGCACCGGTGGGACGGGTGCCGGTCAACCCACCGCCAGAAGCAACATACAAAGGCTGGTTGATCGTGAAAGCGTTCGTGTTCTGCGAATCAAGGTCGCCGACGATCACCACATGGCCGGTGCCGTTGACAGCCAGCGCACCGTCGGTGATACCGATCGCAGGCATTTTCGCGCTGTTGGAAGCGTCCGCAGGGGCGATCTCGATCACCTGTGTGGAGCCGACGGTCCCGGTCGCATACACCGGGGTGCCGTTCGGGATGATGCTGGCAGTCGTGTTCTTGACGTGCGTGTACACGAGGCCCGCCAGATCGCCGTGGATGTGCGGTGCGTACAAGGTGCCGTCCACCGTCAGGTCGGTCGTGAAATGCCCGTCTCCGGTCACGTCAAGGCTGAATGACGGGGTTGTGTCGTTGATGCCCACCCGATTGTTGGTGGCGTCCACATACAGGGTGCCGGAGTCGACGTTCAGCCCACCGAAAGCGACCGTGTCACCTGTGCCGACTGCCTGTCCGATAGCAACGGAGGGGGTTGCCCCTTCCGAACCGGACCCGGTGACAGTAACTCCGGTACCGCCGGTAATGCCAGCCACATAGTTCCCGGTAGTTTCCGTACCGAGGGTGATGTTCGGGGTCGCCCATTTGATCCCTGCCGTCTGTGTCGAGTCTGCGATCAGGTACTGTCCGTCGGACCCGACCGCCAGTCGTGCCGGGGTGTCGGCGGCGGTGCCAGCAATCAGGTCACCTTTAGCGTCAATAATGCTTTTGGTGATCGCATTGGGGTCTTGTTCGGACGACCAGCGGACACCGGACGTTTCGGCAGAGTCGGCGACAAGCACCTGATTGTTGGTGCCGACAGGGACACGAACGTACGCGTCAGCCCCGGTACCGACCAGCAGATCGCCTTTAGCGTCAAATGAGGTGGTGGTGGGGTCGGCAGCCCAACGGAGGCCGGTTGCCTGCGTCGAGTCGGCTAGCAACACCTGACCGTCAGAGCCGACAGCGAGCCTTGCAGGGGTGTCCGCGCCAGTCGCCGAGATCAGGTCACCCTTCGCATCCATGATCGTCTTGGAGATCGCGTTCGGGTCGGTTGTCTCGATGGGAGCCTGAACGAACGACGGCTGTGCAAGCGACGGGGGAATAGTCATGTCAGGCTCCTTCCGTCATGTCTTGATGATGTAGTTCAAGACTACATAAGGTTGCAGGTTGTTGTGGGCAGCACCGCCACCCGTATCACGGGTTACAACATTACTGCCACCCGTTCCGGCGTCGGTGAGTTCACGGAAGTTAGCTCCGGTGCCACGCGGGACAAGGTTGCCGTCGACCGTGTGGTTGTGGGCTGGGATTTCGCTGGTGGTCAGCGTATGGGTTTTCGCACCACCGGTTTCGCCGAGGGCATCAAACTCGGTTTGGCTACTGTCCCGACCAACCGGGATCCGGCCTTTGAGGTTAGGCAGATAGTAGGACGTTCCGCTGTGGGTGCCGTAAGTGTCGCCGACAACATCACGCAACTCGGGGTATTGGTCACCGTTGAAGGTTGACCCGTCGCACAGCAGATAACCGGATGGGGCGGTTGATCCAGCGTAGGTAAGCACCGCGCCGGTTGGGTTGACGGCCAGCTGAAGGTACAACTCAAGTTCCCGATCTCGGTTCTCGAGCAGGTCTTTGTCCTGGTTCTTGATTGTCTCAAGGTCGTCGGCGCGGAACGTGTATGCGAACGGCATCTCAGTCCTCGCAGATCAGGATGACACGGTGGACGACAGCCGAAATTATAGAAATGTGCGCTTTGGCCCCGTAGCCTCGAGGTCCATCATCAACTCGGAGGCGCGACAGAACGGAATTGCCTACTGATGTTTCTTGCGCATATTGGGTGTTGGAGGTTTCGTAGTTGGCTTCGCTTACATCAACGATTCCTGTCGGCTCAATGTAGCCACCCACGGAAGGTGTCCCAGTCGGCCCTGCCGCCCATTCAACGAGCATTTCTTTGACGGTAAACGGTTTCTGATGCCAATATTCGGTGAGTTCTACTGTGCCTGATGGGCTGTTGCCTGACACACTTGCTGAACCAAAGAACACAAAGTCGTTATCTGTGTTAGTTGGTTCGATCACATTGTTCAACACTCGGTACCAACTGATTGGGAACTTCGCGTCATCTTGGACAAAGGCCACAATGAAATATTCGTTTTGTGATTCTGGTCCTGGGCGGGCGATCGCCATCTGATTAGTTTCCGTTGTGTCGGTTGCCTCGTAGGTGATAGGTATTCGCGCCCAACGACCGTGTGATGTTTGCGCATAGATGACACCACCACGCAAAACAACAACCAGACGACCGTCAGACACAGATTGGATTCGGCCTTTTTCGTAGCCATTGGGGGCGTTAGTGACATCGGTAAGGTTCATCGTGCCGACAATGTCCACGCCCGACCCGACCATTCTGTAGATACTCCCGTCCAACGCCCCTGATCGTTGCTGGTCGAGGAAGAAGACGTTGCGTCCGACGATGGTGGCGTCACGCATACCTTCGGTGACGTTCTGCTGTGGGACGATCTGCTGGATCGTGACCGATGACCCGAGGACGCCGACGACGCTGAATACGCCGGTGTCGCAGATGACTAGCAGGTCGTTTGTGCGAGGAAGCACGTTGAGAATCTGTCCGTTGAACTCGTAATACTGGCTCGTTGTCCAGCCACTAAGTGCGGTGTCTGAATAGTACAGACGCTTGGTGGTCGGCCCCCACGCCACCAGTCGATAGCCGTACAGGGCCAAGTTGGTTATCCCGGTTCCCGAGCCGAGGGCGGTAGAGACGCTTGCGTCGGTGCCAGCAGCTGTCACGCTACGGATATACCCGAAGGTTCCTGAGTTGGTGTTGACGTAATAAAACTTGCTTTCGGCAGGAACGTAGGCAACTTTGCCACCGAGTGTGCCGGTCAAACTGGTGTTTGTTGAACTGATGGGAGCAAGGGTGCCATCGTTGATTCCAATAACCCGACACATCTTAGATGTGGTTCCAGACCAAATAATGAACGAAAAGTTGTCAGATCCGACCGTCCACGAATCCATGATCTTCGCTCCGGTTGAACTGGTGACACCACCGTCAACGCCGATCTCGATGGAACCGACAGGGCAGAGACGACCGTTGGGAAGCGTGATTACATTGTTGCCATGCCAGGTGTTCTTCGGCTCAATCGCAGAAAAACCCATGTATTGGCCGCCGGAGAAGTCCTCGTAGACGATCTGGAAAGAACCCATCGGTTACTCCCAAGTGGCGTAGTCACGCGCCCGAGTGAACTTGATACGCCGTTTCACGGTCGTCCGGTTATCGTCGCTCATCGACTTGAGGAACGTGCCGTACTCTTGGAGGTACAGCGACGCTCGCTGTTCGTCTTGGCGTCGGGCTGCGCACAGATGGGAGGCGTAGGCGACGATCACCGAATGGTAGACGACCGGCATCAGAGGGCTGGACGAGTCGCTTGAGAGGGCCGGTTCGGACCGGAAGTAGTACAAGGTGCCTGCGGTGGTCGTCGTGGGGATCGGCACGATCTTCACCATGTTGCCGTAGATCGTCCACCCGTAAGTGCTGTTGTCCGACGTGGGGTCGAGGAACGTCTCGAGGGGAACCCATTCGGCGGGCGACGAGTTGATGACCAGCTCGTTGGCTCGCATGAAGTCCGACGGCAGGACAGCATCACCGGCAGTCGTGTCAAACGACAGGCTGGCGGTCGAGGCAAGCCACCACCAGTCGCGTTCCATGCTCACCCGGTTCAGAGCGTCGTTCAGGCTGGTGTTGACGAACGTGTTCGTAATCAGGCCGTCGAGGCTGTTGCCGGAACCATCCGACTTGATGGCCAGCCGGTCTTTCACAGCGTTACGAAGTTCAAGTCTGTTCATCTCACACCACCATCACGCTGTACGACTGTGCGCCGTTGGAAATCAGTTTCACGTCGGAGGCTGTGCCGTCGCCGACCAGGCTGAGCGTCATGCCGATAGCGACCACATAGCAGTCGTCGCCGTTCACCGTCGGGGCAGGGACACCTTTGCTCGGGTCGCCGAACGTGAAGAAGATCGGGGACCCGGACGTGGTTCGGTTCGAGATGATGAGAAACGACACCGAGTCGCCAAACGACACCGTGTCCACCGTATCCGGTGTCAGCACAGCGTGTTTCGCTTTGTTCACGGTGTATGAGGCCACTACTTGCCTTTCTCGTTCATGCTGTGGATCCGGCGGTTGGAGCCTTCCAAGTGTCCCATATCGCGCACCAACGCCCAATGCAGTTTGTCGGCCAACTCCAACCTTTTCTCTTTTTCTGCGGTTTCGTGGTCGTCCCGAACCTTCTTGTTGCGCTTCATTAGGTCTTCGTGCAGGGCTTTGCCCTTCTGCCAGTCACCCTCGATCAGTTTGACGATCAGCGTGTGGTCGCAGCGGGTGTGAGAACACGCCACATACGGGGTTCCCATCGCATCGACCATCCACACCTCGAACCGTCCTGCCAGAGGGTTGAACATGAGGGATGCGGACGGGTCGCCACGCCACCCGGATTCATCACCACGCTGGATACGGTTGGCGATGTCATACACGTCGAACGACACTTCTGCCATCTCGCCGCCACCGGCGACGTTGCCCATCAAATCTGCTGCACGAATCATGGTGTCATCCTAGACGAAAGGGCCGGTCACCTTTCGGCAACCGGCCCTAACGTTTGGGGGAT